GAAGGTCTGCACGGCCTCCCGGGTACACCACATCAGCCGCATGTACACAAACTCAGGTTCTTCCGTGCCGGGCCTGCGTTCGCAGATCAACGTTTCATACCGCCCGACGCGCTTTTCGTCGGCATGGCTGATAAGAAGCTTATTCTTCTCAGGCATCCCCAGCACGACCCACGGGGTATCATGTCTGCGGCTCATCCTGCACCCTCCTGTTCCACGCCTCTGCGGCTTCTTCTTTGGTGTGGTAGAATTGGCTTGTCTCCGCCTCGCAGACAGCGCATTGGACGCCAAAGGTTTCATTCAGATTGAAGAACGAGTGGGTCAGCATGACCGCCTCGCCCCCGCAAAACGGGCAGGGCTTCAGTTTCGGCTCAGTCATCGTCAACCCTCCAATCCTCCGGGATTCCAGCAAACTCAAAGCGATTCTCTGAGAGGGCACAAATCACGTACGGCGGGTCATCGGTGTCATTCTCTGCGTGCATACAGATGTCACAATCACAGACTGCGTCACCAAACCGCTCTGCCAGATAATCCCGCTCCCTGACAACTTTATCCAGCGCCCATTCCAGACGGTCTATAACGTCTGTCAGGTGTAGAATTAACACATCATCGCCGCCAAAGTCCGCCGCTGCCTCCATCGCGTCCTCTTCTTGTTTGGCCGTATAGCCGAATGGCCCCGGCAGATCGGAGATCGTCTGCCCCGCGCGGTTCAAAAGTTTTTCAAGTCGTTCGTCACACGTCATGATCGGTATCCTCCGTTTTCTTCGGCGGCTTAAACAGGTGCCGCAGCAGGATGCGGGAGCAGTTGTAGCAGACCGCCGCGCGGTACTTTTCATCCGTGCAGCCGCGGGTTCTGTTCGTTCTCAGGGTCAGCCGAAAGGTGTTTTCCTTCTCCGGCAGCGGCTCGCCGCATACCGTGCATTCGTAATATTCCATGTGGTTTCCTCCTCGCGCAAAGGCCGGTCATTGTGTGGTGCAATCGGACTTTAACGACGCGGATTCGCCGGGCAGACCACAACCCATCCTGCGTCGTTCTTGTATCTTTAAGACAGATCGTCGGGCTTTGCTCGACCGGCCTTTGCGCCTCAGATTTTTATGGCATCCGTGAAGCGCCAGCCCTGGGCGCTACTCGGCTTCCACCAGATCCTTCTCGTACTTCACGGTGACGGACAGCGCCCTTACTTTCGGCACGTCCGCCTCCAGCTGCCGTACGGCTTCCTTCCAGTTCCTCGCGGTATATTCGTAGACGACCTCGCGTCCCGTTTTCGGGCTGATCGCCCGGATCTTATACCGTCTCAGCGGTTCCATTTGTCGATCTTCCTCTCGATCCTGGTCAGCCAGATGGTCTGGATAATGCAGGTGACGGCCAGGCAGATGATGCAGACATCAGCCACGGGCGTGCTCATGTTCTGGCTCCTCCTCTTCGTCCTTCCGGCGTACGGGCGCGCGGCCCAGCAGCAAAAGCAGCATCGGGCCCATCGCGTACAGGGTCAGCACGGCGATCAGCGCGCGTCCGGCGTCGATCAAAAGCGTCTGGATTGCGGTCATATCGATCCTCCTTATCCTCTCGGTGCGGTCAGGCTGCGCAGGCGTTCAGCCGCCTGCCGCCGTCCCTCGGCGAATTCCTCCGGGGTCTTGAAAAAGGGGCACATCCGCCCGGAAAAGCCGGTGTCGTGCAGGATGATGCAGCGCCCGCGGCGATGCGCGAAGCAGTCCTTTCCGTAGGCGTAATAGCACTTGGCTTTGGCTTCCTTGCCGTCAATCATTGTCTCCATGGTTGTCCTCCGTATTGTCGTCGGTCAGCATCCAGCTCTCCGGCAAGCCCTTCGCCCAGGCGATGAAATCGTGCCACTCGGCAAGCTTGTGCCCTTTGCGCTGGCGGCACATCGCGCGGATGGCCTGGTAGCTCATGCTGACGGTGCGCTTCTGCATGTAGCTCTGCGGCAGGCGCTCGATCAGCCTCCGCCAGATCGCCTGTTTCTCAGTCGTCTCGTTTGAGGCGATGTAGCTTTCCCGCAGCGCGTTCAGGTCGGCGAGGATCCCGCCGGGGAGTACCCCGGCGAAGTCCTCATCGGTGAACGGGCGGCGCATGATGGTGTGCATGGTGGAGCAGCTGTTCTTTTCCACGCCCGCGCGGTAGGTGTCGAACTCTGTCCACCAGAAACGCGGGGCGGTGATGTCCACCCAGCAGATGATCTGGCGGAGGAATTTGCAGTGTTCGGCGCCCGCGCGGATCAGCGCCAGGCAGAGCTTTTTGTCCTCCTCCCCGATGAGGACGTCGTGCGCGGAGAAGCTGCTGTCGCTACGCTGCCAGCTGTCGTACGGGTTCCGCATGCCGCGCAGGGCGTGCTGGATCCCGTAGACGTCGGTGTGTTCAAATGCGATCATCGGTCAGTATTCCTTTCATCTGGTCGGCCATAAGCTGGAAGAAAATGTAGAACTGTTGTGGTACTACGGCGTTTCCGAGGCATTTGATTCTGTCCACCCGATGGGGTACCCCATCAACCACTCGACGTATTCCGGGTTCACAAGGCCAATCTTCCCAAGCGGGGTGCATTCCAGCAATTCTGGGAGAAGGTGCCGGTACTGACCCCCCCCCTATGAATCTGCTCGCCGGAGCGCCCTTCCAGTCCCTTGCTGTCGGCGTCGGAACCAGCTGCGTGAACGCCTGTTCGTAGCCCATCAACCATTCCAGCAGACCCGGATTTGTTTTCCCGCCATTTCCCTGGCTGAATTGTCTCCGCTCTTCCTCGGAGATCAGTCCTTTCTCTGCCATTCGTTTGAGCATCTTGAAGTTTCCCGTTCCCCCGCACAGAGCCGCTCCCACCGACGGCGTAGGCCAGAATAGCGACCCGTTCACGTTTGTGTGGCGCGTCAACACCGCAAGCCGGAACAATAAACGCCTGTGCGGTGTAGCCGCTGTCTTCCAGGTCAGAGAGCACCGTGTCGAGTGCCAGATTGACGATGCCAGGCACGTTTTCACCAAGCACCCAAGTGGGTTTGAGTTCTCGTATGACTCTGAGCATTTCAGGCCAGAGATAACGGTCATCTGCCTGTCCTTGTCTGTTGCGGCTTGCGACGCTGAACGGCTGACAGGGGAATCCTCCGGAAATAACGTCAACTGTTCGTAGTCCTGTTCTTTCATAAAAGCTCTCTTTCGTAAGGGTTCTGATGTCTTTCCAGCGCGGTACATCGGGCCAGTGCTGTTCGAGTATTTTTGTCTGGTACTCCGCCCATTCACACTGGCCGACGGTAACGAAGCCAGCCATTTCAGCAGCGAGGTCAAGCCCCCCGATGCCGGTGAAGAGGGAGAGATGCGTCAGCATGTTTCGCCCCCGTTCAGCAGCGCGTCCAGGCGCTCCTTTGCGCAACCGTGCTCCGTTTCGACCTTCGCAAGATCGAGAACCTCCCAGCCTTTTCCGTTCTCGCCGAAAAGCAGGCTGAGTCCGTCCCGTACGCTTTTGGCCATCGCGCGGTGCATAAACCGCATGGCGAGCGAGGCATCCGGCGCGAACAGCGGAACACCGCTCCGCCACTCAACGAAGACGAGGTGGGATGCCACGCCTGTCGGCTTTACAACGATGAATCCAGTCATTCCTTCTCCTCCAGCCTCGCGATCTCGCGGTCAAGGTAGAACCTGGCCTTCTTCAGGTCCTCCAGTTCGTCCTGCTTCTTTCCCGCCCGGGCGAGGTACTTGATCACGCAGGAGCGGTTGTAGCCGAGGTTCCAGTCCTCAATCACGTCCAGCACCTCGTATTTGCCGAAGGTATAGTGCGGCGGGTGATTCACCATGTCGGGCTTTTCGTTTCGGGTGATGACAGCCATTAGTCTTCGACCCTCCCTATATAATGATTCGAAATGATCGAGTTTCTTATCCTTGGTACTGGCGTTTTTTGATACTGGAAGCTGTGTTCGAATTGGGTTTGTCTTGCCTGAGATTTAGCGTTAAATACTTTTGACCCGAACGTGACGTCCGATACTATGTTATCTGATGAAATACTGCCGACGGTGATATATTCCCCGGTGTTATTGTTTAACGCCTTTTCATAAGTTGATTGTGACAAGGGTAGCACATATTCAGACTCAAGAGGTTTTCCCCGCTGGGTGCATAGCCTCATGTCACTTGCTCTGACTTGTACGAGGAGTGTTGGTGGATCATCGTTCATAGCGTAAGAATCAAACACGCAGGGGTTCTCTCGCAGACCGCCACCTTCATCGTTACGGAATTCGGAGTAGAGATACATCCTGTTGTCTAATGGATCGCCGAAGCAAAGCAGTATCCATCGATTTGTCTCATAGAATAAGCTTGTGCATTTATTTACAATTTGCCGCCTGTCTGGGTTCCATTCGTCCTGATCCAAGTACAGCGGTTTTATCTCGACGTAGGCGTTGTACTGAGGCAGGTAGAAGTCTGGCAGATACCATCCGTATCTTCCAAGATCGAATCCCTCAGGTTCGTATTGATAAATAATGCCTGTGGAATCGAAGAATACTGCCCATCTTGCTTCTAATCTTGACCGAAATTTGTACCCGTTGTATTTAGTCTCGATCGGCTTTATGTTTGGATTAAACTCATTCATTTTCAGGCCTTTCTTAATCCTTCTTGTAGTACTCACACAGATACCCATCCCCCCGCAGCAGCAGCCCCGGTGCCCAGCTGATTTCCCTGCCCATTTCCTGGCAGATGAATTGCAGGGCGTCCTCGGCTTCCTCTGTGGGGACTTCGACGATCATCTCGTCGTGGACGTGCATCACGATGTCCGGATAGCGTCTGGCCACTCTCGTCATGGCGACCAGCAGGCAGTCCCTTGCGGTGGCCTGCACGAGGTTTTCAACCAGTTTGCCGCCCCAGGTCTCGGCCTTGGCCCATTTCCCTGCGTCATACGCTTGGTATGTCACGGATTCCTGACCAAAGCGGTTGGTGCCCATCTGCGGATCGAAGTACCGGATGCAGCGTCCGCTTGGCAGCTGAATGTGAAGCAGTTTGCCTGTTCGCCACAGCTCGATACCGTGGGGCAGCCGCGCTCTTTTTCGGTACTTTACGGCGTTCATAACTGCGTTGCCGACTTCGTACCAGTAATTGACGATGTTCGGGTTTGCATTTCTCCACCGCTCTACGATTCCGGGAAGTTCCTCCTCGGTCAGCCCCATCTTTAGAGCGCCCATGTTAATCATTGCCCCCGCGGTTCCTGAATAACCAAGTGCGAGACAACTGATTTTCCCTTTTTGCCTGAGATGACCATTTACCCCGTGCTTGACTACTGGAACATGAAACATCTGGCTTGCCGTTGCGCAGTAGATGTCCTCTCCTCTTGCGAAGGCGTCCAGCACCCATTGCTCATCTGCTAAATACGCCAGTACTCGTGCTTCGATGGCGCTGAAGTCAGCGACGGCGAACGTACACCCTTTCTTGGGGATAAAGGCCGTCCGTATCAGCTGGGAAAGCGTGTCCGGCACGCTGCCGAAGAGCATCTCCACGCTTTCCCGGTCGCCCTCCAGCACGAGGTTGCGGGCTGTTGTCAGGTCGTCGATGTGGTTCTGTGGCAGGTTCTGGAGTTGTACCCCGCGGCCTGCGAAGCGTCCCGTTCGGTTCGCCCCGTAGAACTGGAACAGCCCGCGGCACCGGTCGTCCCCGCACATGTAGTTCAGCATGGCCTGGTACTTTTTGACACTGCTCTTGCCGATCTCCCGGCGGATTTCCAGCACCCGGCGCTTGGCGGGGTCTGTCTCGGTCTTCAGCAGTTCCTCGACCGCGGCCTTGTCCAGCAC